GGCAAAAAAATAGCAGGAATCATCAAAGGATAATAAATGAAAAAGTCAGATCTTAAAGATTTAATTAAGCCGCTTGTTAAAGAGTGCATCCACGAAGTTCTTATTGAAGAGGGACACTTATCTTCCATTGTTTCGGAAGTGGCCCGAGGGATGCAGGGCAATTTAATGGTCGAGAGCACACAAGTTCCACCGACCAAGGACAAGAAGCTATTCAATGAGAATCATCAGATGAAGAGGCAAATCAAGGATTCGAAGAGCAGGCTTAGTGAACATCGTAAAAGGTTAATGGATGCAATTGGAACAGATGCTTATAATGGCGTTAACGTCTTTGAGGGTGTCGACCCCGCCAACGCCCCAGCAGAGCCAAAACCCGGCAGCGTCGACTTGGGAAATCCAGGTGATTCAGGAGTCGATATTAGTTCATTGATGGGCGGCGTTTCTCAGATTTGGAAGGCAATCAAATGAAAAAGCCAACACATGTATCGGTAAACGTTAAGCACTGCGGCGGCAATGTCGAGAAAATGATTAGAAGGTTTATTAAGAAGACGAAGAAGGAAAGAATAGTTGAACAAGTTAGAGAGCGTCGATATTATACAAAGCCGGCCGACGCCCGTCGCGAGAAACGACGCAAGTCTGAGCGAATGAGATTACGAGAAGAAAGAAAGCGCCAAAGAGCACAAGAAAGGCGCTGTAGAAATAATAAGTGACTATTTATTTGTGATAATGAAAAAATTAGGAGATTTATAATGGCACACAATCCATGGAACATAGCACCCGGATTAAATAACGTTGGCTCTTATCAGTCGAGCGGCGAGCCCTTTGTGACTGGTGCAATCAATGCAACGGATGCTGCGGGCACCAAGGTATCATTTCCTCAAGTTACTAGGTGGCTGCAGGTTTATACCTATGACGCAGGGCAAGACCTGCGTCTAGGCTTTTCTGCGAACGGAATAAGAGGAAATGCCTATGATGGCTATGGCGGCTTCAATCATATTCTCATTCCAGCTTCTGGCTCTACTGGTCCGGGGTCGAGCGGTATTTTAGAATTAAAGGTTTCGGAAATTTGGCTATTTGGCTCTAATGACGTCCACGTTATCGCCGGACTTACAGCTATTCCTTCAATTCGGACGTACGGCACCGCCGGCGCCAACTGGTCAGGTTCGTCAGGAGTAGGTTAAGCCCATGGCTAGTTTTGGATGGGCATATGTTGATTGTGCTGGCACGGACGGTTCTGGGTCTGCCGGTCCAGCCCATTCTATTCAATTCGTTACCGAATCGGGCGGCGCCACCACTGGGTCTGCATATCTCACCTATTATACTGGTTCGTTGACTGCTGGCCGGAGCGAACATACCTTATATTTAACTGGTACGCTGATAGTAACGGGTGCTATTTCTGCGAGCAGTTATCATATCGAAGACATTACACAGATCGGGGCCACCGGATCTACCTTCTTTGGTAATACGAATGATGATGTACATATTCGTACTGGTAGCTTAACTGTTACCAAGACCAGTTGGGGTACGGATAAGTATATTTTAAGCGCATCCGCTCATGACGAGTCTGTTAGGGTTCGTGGCTTTGGTGGCAATTATTATCAGGTAGTTGCTAGTGCTTACACGGTACAGTCTGCTGATTATATTATTGGTGTGGCTGAACCAAACACCGTTACTATTACGTTGCCCGGGCCATCTAGCTCTAATGCGGGCCGCGTTCTTACAATAAAGGATGAATATCCTGGTCGTGCTACTGGCAGTGTTGTGGTCACCGGATCACTAGACTCTAGTTACATTGATAATGCAGTTTCATATACGATGACCGGATCGTTTCCGGCAATTAGCCTTTATTCTAATGGCAGCAATTGGTTCGTCTTCTGATTATTAGAGAAAAGAACGGTTCTTTTCGAAATATAAGGAACTATTTATTTTGAAAAGCTGTTTTTAGGAGAACTGTATGTCAAATTTACTGAAAGAGGCTATTGTGGATGCCAAGGCATTGCGCGATGCGGCGCTTAAAAATGCCGAATCGGCAGTTATTGATAAGTACGCGGATGAAGTTCGCGAATCTCTGCAACAGCTTTTAGAGCAGGATGAGTTTGCGGATGCAGATTTGGGTCTGCCCCCTGGCGCACCCCCTGCCATTGGTGATGAAGATTTAGAAGGTTTGGGAGTAGATACAGCACCGACCGATGTAGCGGCGGGCGCTCCTGACGAATCGTTAGAAGAAGATGTTGAAGACGTTCCCTATGCGGCCACGGACGATGCTAACAAAATGAACGGCAAAAACCTTAAGAACATCCCGGCCGAAGGCGAGCGTGTCGAAGTTACCCTCGACCTTGGCGCTCTCCGCGAATCCGTCAAAGCTCTCCAAGCAGAAATTGATGAAGATTTAGAATTTAACGAAGATGAACTTGCCACCATGTTAGAAGAAGAGGAAGAGGATCCCGCTGACGCGCCGGCAAGCGGACAATTTGATGTGGAGGAAGACGAAGACGATCACCCCCATTCAGGCGCGGGGGCTTTGGCGGCTTCTGCATCGGATGTTGCTGCGGTTGGCAAATATGGTGCCACAACAATCTCCGAAAACGAAAATGAAGAAATCGAAATCTCCGATGAATTGATTAATGACATCGTTGAGAAACTTACAGTTGATATGAGTGCTTCGTTGTCCGGTTGGGCAGGACGTTCGTCCGAGAGCATGAAGTGGGAGCTTCAAAAAGCTTTAGCTCAGCGCCGTAGCACCGATATACAAGATGAATTAGATATTATGAAGAAAGCTCAAGAAGAGTTAGTTTTCGAGAATAAACAACTCAAAGAGCGACTTTCGCAATACGAGCGAGTGACTAGCGAACTTAAGGAAACATTGCAGAATGTAAACCTTTCGAACGCGCGCTTGCTTTATACGAATCGGGTATTGAGAAATACCTCCTTGAATGAGCGGCAAAAAACTAAGATTGTCGAAGCTATTTCAAAGTCCGATTCAGTCACCGAAGCAAAGACAATTTATAATACGCTTCAAAGCACAGTGGTGTCTACGCCCCCGCGTGGACCAAAAACCCTGAGCGAAGCTATTTCTCGTCCTTCTTCTGTGATTCGCGCTACTCGTAAAGAGAAAGCGCACCCCACTGACGTATTCGCTGAGCGGATGCGCAGACTAGCAGGTATCAATTAAAATAGGAGGTATATCTAAATGTCTAGTATTATTGAAAGATTGACCGAAGGTGTTGTCAATCGTGATATGCGGGCCGAAGGCCACGCATTGTTAACAAAGTGGGAGAAGACAGGTCTATTAGAGGGTCTTAAGGACGGTCGCTCGCGTCAGAGCATGGCTCGTCTGCTTGAGAATCAGGCCAAGGAGCTTCTCCGTGAGTCCAGCACAATGGCTGGTGGTGATGTTGAGGGTTTTGCAGCCGTCGCGTTCCCCATCGTTCGCCGTGTTTTTGCTGGCCTGATCGCAAACGATCTCGTTAGCGTTCAGCCGATGAGTCTCCCAGCGGGTCTCATCTTCTTCCTCGACTTTACCATTAGTCGAGACACCGGTGACGGTGTGGATGACATGTATTCCCGTTTGGGTTACAAGTGGTCCGGCTCGTTCTACGGTGGTAACGTGGTTGGCTCCCAGATTACTGGTGGTGTTGACCTAGATTACGCTGGTGTTGGTCTTGCTGGCGGTCCTTATAACCTTAATAGTGGTTATTCGTCTCCGACTGGTTCGGGCGGCGCGGACGGCCTTACGCTTACCCCACAGGCAGGACCTTATGGCACCTTCGGAACTCAGGAAAGTTCCGGCTCTGTTCTTAATAAGGCTGCGGGATGGGATCCGGATTTCGTTTCTGGTTCTACTTGCGTTGCAGTCGTCACAGTGTTGAAGTCGGGTCTTGATCAGGTCAACATCGATGGACCACAGGCGTTTAACGTTTCGTGTTCTCTCGGAAATGGTATCCTGAAGACTGGTGCTACCACTGGTACTGCCGCCGCTGCCGTCGCGACTGCGCGACTCATTCGTCGTCATACTGAAATCGTTAGTGGCTCTGGTACTCCCCGCCTGAAGCTTGTCTTCGTAAGTACGGGTAGTGATGGCGCTGCCCCCAATCTTCCCAAGGAGCTTTCGGACCTTGTACTCGGCGCTCTTACGGCTAGTTGGAACACCGTTTCGTGGGCACAGACTGATGATCTTACATCGGGCGGTGCTCTTGGTTCGATTGTTGGTCAGACTGAGTGGGGACTTGAAAACCAGCAGAACATCCCCGAGATCGACATTAAGGTCGATTCCGTGGCTATCACTGCGGTTACCAAGAAGCTCAAGGCTAAGTGGACGCCAGAGTTGGGACAGGACTTAAACGCCTATCACAACCTTGATGCTGAAGTCGAGCTTACCAGCATTCTCTCTGAGCAGATTGCTCTTGAGATTGATCGCGAGATCCTTGCGGACCTCGTTACTGGTGCTACTGCAGCCACTTATTACTGGTCCCGTTCTCCCGGTCTCTTCGTGAACCGCGAGACTGGCGCCGAAATTGGTGCAAGCTCTGCGGCTCCCGACTTCACCGGTACTGTCAGTGAGTGGTACGAGACTCTTGCAGAGACCATCAATGATGTGTCCGCGCAGATTCATCGTAAGACTCTCAGAGGGGGTGCTAACTTCGTCGTGTGTTCGCCTGAAGTTGCAAACCTTCTTGAGTTCACCGCTGGGTTCCGTGCAAGCGTTACCGCTGACGATGAGACTGGATCGATTGGTGCTGTCAAGGTTGGCTCGCTGAGTAAGAAGTTCGACGTTATCGTCGATCCTTACTTCCTCCGCAATGTCCTCCTTGTCGGTCGTCGTGGTTCCAGCTTCCTTGAGAGTGGGTATGTATACGCACCTTATGTGCCGCTGCAGACCACCCCCACCATCTTTGGCCCTGAAGACTTCGTGCCCCGCAAGGGCGTGATGACTCGTTACGCCAAGAAGATGGTTCGTCCTGACTTGTACGGTCTTGTTATCGTGCAGGGTCTTCTCGGACAGTCCGGCGCTTGAGTCGATAGTTAAATAACTAACTGCAAACTCCCCCCGCTTCGGCGGGGGGTTTTTGTTTGGGGATATAGTTGTCGATGAGATAATTTAAAAAGAAGGTTTAACATTAATTTTACTATTTACTGGTAGAAAACCAATTTCGTTTTCGTAAAGTAATAACTATTTATTAAGACATTTGTAATAAGGAGAAGCAAAATGAACCCAAGAAGAAGATTGTGGCTAAAGAACCGCCACAGAAGAGAGGCTGCAGCCGCGGCTGCCGCGACTCCCGTTGTGGAAGAGGCTACTGTTCC